GGTAGTTACAGATGCAGATAGTAATGGTGTTAATGCTGGATTAGTCACAGCTGCAGTTGCTTCAATTAATGCTGCAACTTGTCTGACTCCTGTTACAAGGGAGAATGTGAATAATAAGGCTATGATAGCATCTTATTCTGGTGAAGCTACATCTGGTAGTATTGGCGGTATTGGTGCTGACCCATCATAAATAACAACTGATGACGGGGCAGGGCAACTTGCCCCCGATTCTTAACTAGGAGAAAGACATGGCATTAGCTGGATATCCACAGACTCATAGTTCGCCTGACCCTGAAGTAGTTACTACTCAAAATAATACTACTCAGTATGAGGGTCCTTTTTCAAGTATTAAGATACTTAGTGATGCGAATACTGAGGCTGTTACACTTTATATTTATTTAGATAGTACAGGTTATAATAAGACTACACTTGCTCAGGTAGCTGGTACTGATTATTTTATAGTTGAGACTTTAGCTACGGATAGTCTACCTGGGCCTATATATGGGTTTAGATTTCATACAGATAGCGCTACAGGTTCATCTGTAATAGGTTATCGTTATTCAACGAGTATATTATAATGGCTAGAGCTTTAACAAAAACTATAAAAAGTATCAATATTGGTGTTGTTAAACATAGCAGTAATGATGGGACTCATGATAAGGGATATGTTTTCGGCAGTACGGTAACAGTTAGTTCTGCTACTAATGGTCGTATATTAACTGTTGTAGGTTCAACAGCAGATGTTACAGAATCTTGGACTTTAACACTTCTTGTTCCAGAAAAGATGAAATTTTTTCGTACAACTGGTGTTACTACTTCTGCTGGTGGAGCTGTAACAGGTGCACATTATTCTGATGCTATAGACGTGGATGGTAATCAAGTAGTAACATTTATAGCTGATGCAGAAGATACTGGTGGTGCTATAGCTAATGGAGAAGATGTAACTATTACATGGCAAGCTCATGATAGTACTACACTTGATGCAACTATGTTTAGTGTTAAGTGTCAATCAGATAATTCTGGACATTCTTCTACTATCAAGGTAAGATTTGTAGAAGATGGAACTTTACATACTATGACTTTATTCTCAGGGGATACAATCTCTGGGCCATTTGCGGAATTGGAAGTAGATGCATTATCTAATTCTGCTGCTTCATGTTTTGTATATTATCAAGAACATTAAAATAGGAGAAACAAATGCAAGTAATAGATAGAAAGACATTAAAATCTGCAACTGGAGGCCAATTTGGTGGTGGTCGTACTGGCAGGAGCAGTGCTGGTGGTAGTATCGATAGTCCAAGTGGTGGTGGTACTACTATGGGTACAAGAATTGCTCCAGTCCCAAAAGTTCCAGCACCTCCTCCTCGTCGTAGATAATGGGAATAGTATATTCAACTAGCGTTGGGAATAAGTTACATGGCATTAAACCCAATTCTCGACGCAAATTGAATCTAAAAAATAAGGGGAAAAAGAAATGAGTATGCTTATTGATATGTTTATTGCCCGTAATAAGAGGGCTAATGGTGCTGGTCATACGTTGAAGACACGTATTCCAAAACCTGCTGTCAGAGTTCCAAAAGGTGGCAGAAGAAGGCGCTAAATAATGGCTTGGACAGGTAATTTTAAAACGCAAATAGGTGATTTGTCAGGAGTTCTTGCGACCCCTGATGATGCTGCTATTCAGCAATGGATACTTGATGGCTGTTATGACGTTCTTTCTAAGGCTATCGTAAAGCATGGTGAGGATGAGGTTTGGAAATTTGTAGCTAAATCAGGCGATGTAACTACTGTAGATACAGATGTTGATGAGAATCGTACTATATCTGCTGTAGTTCGCAATAGTGTCTATGCCGTTAAAGGCAAGTGGCAATTTAAGAATAAGTATGCTGATGCTAATTCTATATATGCTGCTACTGCTAATAGTCCTGTATGGTATATTAGCGATAGTACACTTAGTATATATCCTGCTCCAGCCGGTGGGTCTGCAGCACAGTATTATTATGTACCCGAGTATGCTTTAACTAGTTGGGATGGAGGAACATCATCAATTAATGATTATCCTTCTGAATACTATTACTATGCTATGTTATATGCTGCTGTGCAGGTATTGCATCGTAGAATGCTTGATAGTACAGTTCCTACATCGCCTACGTTTGAAGCATTGCCAGTAGGTCCAGATGCATTAACAGACTTAGTAATTTCAGCAACACCTCCAACTATAGTCGGAGACCCGACTATAGCGTATGTTGGAACGGCTGTTCCTGGTGTAGCAGATATAACAGGAAATGTGCCTGCTTATAATAAACCTTCTACATTAGTTACAGCAGTTACTCCTGATGCGCCTAGTTTGGCTACTATTACCTATACTGGTCCTACTACATCAGATGTAACTACTGCTCCAACTGTTGCTACAACAGCATATGTCTTGCCTTCAGCAGGTACTGCATTTTCATCAAGACTTGTCGATTTTAGTGCGCTTACTAGCTTTAGTATAATAGCAGTTACTCCAGACGAGATACCAGTTCCCAATATAACAAGTCCTACTGTTGACCCTGTTACTTTAGCAGATATAACTGGTTCTTTACCTGTATATGATACACAAACCGTTATTGATGGGACTTTAGGAAATATTACTGCCCAGACAATAGATAATTTAAGTATTACAGCCGTACCTCCGGACCAGTTTACACCTCAATTAGTAACTTATACTCCTCCTACAGCAGCTATTGCATCGGCTCCTAGTGGTATTACAGATATTATAGGTATTGATGATGCAGATGTAACTTCGATTACAGAAGCTTCTAGTGGTCAGCCAACATATTTACCTCCAGTACCACCTGATTCTGTAGCTCTTTCGGTTGAATTGGATAAAATGAAGGAGTATATTGAAGATGAAGAAGATAATGAATTATCAGCTGCAAAAGGTCAGGAAATTTCTCAACGTCTTGCAGATTTTAATGCATCTTTAAGTCAATATCAGGCTGAACTTGGAGAGGCTAATGCTGTATATCAGAAAGATGCTGCAATTTATCAGGCATTAGTACAGCAAGCCACACAAAATGCCAATGTTATTAATTCACATGAAGTGCAAAATATGCAGAAAGAACTTCAACGTGAACAATCTGTTGTACAGACTGGTTCTACGGAGCATGCAACAGCATTACAGATAGAACAGGGCAATACAGCTAATGAGCAAGCAAAAGTTATGCAGGATGCTATTCAAACAGTACAAGCAATTATCGCTGATAATACTGCTAAGATGCAGGAATGGTCTCAGGGTTTAGCCCATTATCAAGCAGAGGTGGGTACTGAAGTTCAGGAATTTTCTAATAATCTAACTAAGACTACTCAATTATGGCAACAGACTAATACTATTATTCTACAGGAGCATTCACAAAGGATGCAGAATGAATTGAATAATTTTAATGAAGGCAATGCTCGATATCAAGCCAATGTACAGGCTCAGATGGCAAAATTCCAAGCTGATGCTGCTGATGCTTCAAAGGAAGCTGACCTTGAAATACAGGCTAGTATACAGGATTATACATTTGAACTACAGAAATGGTCTCAGTCTCTTAGTCAATATCAGGCTGAAGTGAATACTGAGGTACAGGAGTTTACGCAAAAACTCCAGTTAGAAATGCAGTCATGGACTGCTGAACAAGCCAATGCTATTCAGCAGTATCAAATGGAAACAGCAGATAATATGAAAACTGCTGATATAGCTAATCAGGCTGCATTACAACAAGCTCAGGCTGATTTGCAGGTAGCAGTCAGGGATAAGGATAAACAGTTAGAACGTGAAATACAAAATGCAACAAATGATATGCAGAAAATATCTCAGGATAATCAGTCTAAGATATCTAATTATCAGGCTGAACTTGCTGTATATCAGGCTGAAGTAGGAGCAGAAATGCAGGTCATTGGTGCTGATATACAAAATGAATTAAATGCATTTAACAAGGAGAATGCTTTATACCAAGCTAGTACTAGTGCTACAATAGCAAAATTTCAGGCTGATGTAGATGATGCTAAGCAAACTGGAGATATGACATTACAAGCTGCTATTCAAGATTATACCTTAGAACTCCAAGCATTTCAATCTGAAGTAACTTTATATCAGGCAGAAGTTGCTGATGCAGTACAGGAATATAGTACTAATTTGCAAAAATACCAGGCTGAACTATCTGCATATGGTGCAGAATTAGCTGTATATCAGGCAGATTCAGCTTCTAAGCTCCAAAAATACCAAGCTGACCTTCAGGCCGAAGGTGTTGGTTATCAATGGCTACAGGACCAATATGGTCGTTTAAAAATGGAATATGAAAAAGCATTTGCTGTGGCTCAACCACAGGCACAAGCTTAAGGAGATATTATGGCAACAAATTATAAGATAACATTTAAAAACCACTGTACTCCCCAGGAGTATATAACTGAAAATAGCAGATGGTATCTTGATAGTGATGTAGGTGCTAAGCTTACTGGTACTGCTAATTGGACAGGTGCAGAAGCTCCTGCTTATGGTACTGGTGCTCTTTCGGGAGTTCAGATAGTTACCATTGATGCTGGTGCAAATGATTTTTATTACATTAAAAATACTGGAGCTACGGGTGATGGTGGTTTCACGCTAGCTTTTGGTCAGTCCGACCCTGATGGTTCTGAGGCAGATGGATATCGTATATATTTAGGTCCAGGAGAATCCTTTGCATCCCATGTCCGTGCTTTTACCAATCTTACGGTGAAAAGTACTGCTACAACAACTTATGAATATGTTACCGCAACTTAGGAGATAATTATGGCTAATGCTGATGATAGACGAATTATAACTGGAACCCATGTAGTAGTCAAGGAAGGTAATGAAATGGAGGATACCAGTGTACATAAATGGATAATGAAGACTTCTCCTGGTAAATCCCTTGGTGGCAAATCTATTGTTGATATCACTACTGTACAGAATTGGTCTGGTGGAGATTATTCTGGCTGGTATCGTGGAGATAATAAAAGTACAGAATTGTCTGTAGATGGCGTAACAAAGGCTGACACTACTGATGGTTCAGAAGTTGTAAAGTTATTATATGTAAGAAATCTGGATGCTACATTACAATGTTATGTATCATTGACAACAGCTAATACGTGGAATGCTGGATGGTCAGATGGAGATGGTTCCCCAACTACAGGTGGAGATACTGGTGAATGGGATTATGGCATATATAGTTCACGCAATCCATCCTATGATGGATATTGGGATGAAGGAATGTATATTATAGTTCCTGCAGGAGGAAGTGTATGTTTAAGGGGAGATGGGACAAATTTACAAATGAAACATATAAGATTTAGAAGTAGCGGAAGTACCGCTATAAACATAGAATACGTATTAGCAGAATAATGCATTAGTAAAAGGAGATTGAAATGGCAAGTTTTTCAGGAAATAAAATAGCAGATTGTTATGAGGGCATCCTCAGGATAGATACCGGATTAAACGGAAGTGTAACTACTTCATTAAAAAGAGTTTATGATGCTCTGGATAGACCAACAGCATTGATGTTGGAGAAAGATACAGTTGAAATAAAGGCGGCCGTTGCAGACGATGTAAGCGTTTTTGGTGTACGAGAAATGAGTGGGCATGATATTCTAAGGTGTAATGCTACGGGTACTGATGGAGTGATAGTCAATGAAGATGCACAAAATGATATTGATTTTAGGTGTGAGAGCGCCAATCTGACTCATTGTTTATTTGTAGATGCTGACACTGACCAGGTCGGCATTGGATTATCAGGGGTTCCAGATGCAGCATTACATGTACAGGATAGTAGCGCTACAATGGCACACTTTGAAAGGACTGGTTCGGGAAGTAATGTATCCATCCAGATTAGCAATACAGATGCAGGACAGAATGTTTATTTTGGGATGAATAGTCAGAATAATTTTACTGTTGGTACATCAAATAATCTTGATAGTACCGGTACATTTGTAGTAGAACGTACTACAGGAGCTGTCCGTATTGGGAGGCCAAGTAATGCAGCTGTTTTGTCTGGGGATGGTCTCCACATATCTGGTGGAAGTGGTTCCCATACCACAAAGGACTACTATCTTATAGTACAAAAAGAAGACCATTCTTCATCTAATCGTGGTGCTACAAAAATAGGGACTGGAAGAGGCGATGGCGTGTCTGCTAGTGGTATGGGACATGCTAATATATGGATGTATAATGATGGAGCAGGTCTCCAGACTAGAATCTCTGGCTCTGATGACCCAGGCTCCGATGAAAGTGCTGGTGTTTCTGATGAATTTTCATGGATGAAAGCAGGGCTGGCAATTGGAAATGATGTGCAGAATAATTTAATCCATACAACAACTAATGGTACTGGGTCAGATGTTTTATATGTTGGTACTGCCTCAATAAGTGGAACATCCGATGAGCGAGTTAAAAAGAATATTGTAAATACAGCAATAGATGCAACTGATGTTTTAGGTAATCTTAGAGTTGTTGACTTTAACTGGAACCATCCAGAAGAAAGAGAATCTTGCAATGTTCTAGAAAATGCTAAAGGAACCTTTACTGGATTGATTGCACAGGAAATGAATGACCATGTTCCATTTGCCGTAAGTGCACCCATCAAGGAATCATATAAAGCATCTCTTGCGTCTGGCAAACCAATAGAAATTGATACAGAGTCTGAATCTTTATGGATAGTACATTATGATAGGCTTGTTCCAACTCTTATTAAATCTATCCAAGAATTAACAGCGAGAATAACTGTACTTGAAAGTGCATAATAAACGGGAGAAAGTAACAATGGCGAAAGCAACCAAGGAAGTGAAGACTCCGGAGATGATTCTGGCGAATCCTCAGGGGAAGACAGTGGAGGAACTGAAGGAAGTAGCGACGAGTCTTCAAGTTCAAGTGAATCAGTATCGGGAGATGACAGTGAAAGCTCAGGGAGCTCTGGAGGTGATTCTTCAGATGATTCCGAAGGAGGAAGTGGAGGAGATGATAGCTCAGGAAACGAAAGCTAATGGAGAAATGGTAGATGACGCAGAAACAGCTGATTGAACTAATCCAACAACATCATTCTGGTATGGGTGAGACTGAGATACGTCTTGCCCTTAATCGGGCGCAAGATGATTTCTGTGCTAAGACTGAGTTGATTACAGATACATTTACTCAGAATTCTGTAGCAGGTCAAAGGTATTATACTCTGGATGGGCAGATTCTCAAGATAACATCTGTTCAAGTTAATGATGTAGAGATACCACGCCTTATTGGTAAGCCGGTTATAGATGATGATGAGTTTGATGCTCAGACAGGATTGACGACTGGTTCAGGCTCTTCTAATGAGCGTTATTGGTACGTAGATAGTGGTAGGTTAGGTGTTGTTGAAAAGATTAGTGGTGCAACTACCAGAGATGGTAAGACTTCTAATTATCAATCAATCTCTGTGGTTAAGGAAATACGTATATTTGCTATTACACAAGCTACAGATTTTACTTCAGATTTAACAGAAGTATCAACTCTTCCTTCACAATTCCATGATTCATTAGTATATAAAGTACTTTCTGATGGATATTTAAAGGCAGGGTTGGTAGAGTTTAACCCACAAGCATCTCAAATATTCGATATGAAGTATATGGGACTTGTTAAGGATGGTAGGAAGCATGCGCGTAGTCATTATATGACCTCTACTGTCGTTACTCCTACGGATTTCTAATGGCCTTTGTACGTGAATATAATGCAGGACAGAAGGGAGTCGGGGAAAGGTGGTCTGTAGTGTCTGGTAGGCCTGATGCTACTAACGTAATCACTTGGGCTGATTCAAATATATGGACAGGTATAGTTTGGGCAAAAGAAACGAAACCAGCCGAATCATGGACAAAGGAAGCATAATATGTCAAGTTTAGCAGGAAAAACATTACTTAGCACATATTCAAGCCTTCTCAAGCTTGAGGGAGATACACAGACACTTGTTGCAGGTGGTGGCACTGCTATCCAAATTAAGACAGGTGATAATGAAGGGACTCCTATTTATCTTAATACTGATAGAGTCGGTATTGGGACTGCTACACCACAATCCTTACTTCACGTAGAGGGTGTTGCAGATGCGATGATTTCTGTTGTTGCTGGTGGCAATAGTGATGCTTCAATACGACTTACTGAGCAAGGGGGTATAACTGCTGGTGCTCAGATAACTTATGATGGTGGTGCCAATGCTTTATATATTTATTCTGATGGGTCTCTTTTAGGGACTCCAGATATTGCAATCCCAAGGGATACTGGCAACGTCGGTATTGGGACTGCTACACCTCTTAGACAGTTGCAAGTTAGCTCAACTAATACATCAGTAGCAGATTCAAATCAGGGATGTTTTGCCTTTTATGCAACAAGTAATTATGGAGGTTTGACAACTATCTTTTCCCACCGACAAGATTCCAATCAGATTGTTGTCAACGAAGGTGGAGTAGACTTGGATTTTAGGGTTGAGGGTGTTGGGGTTCCCAGTGCTCTTCACGTCCAAGGTAGTGATGGCAAAGTCGGTATTGGGACTGATGACCCCGACCGTAGATTCCACGTGGAAGATACTACTTCAGGTGTTGTCGCTATTTTTGTAGGAGATACAGGTTCAAATTACACAGCAGTGGATATTGGGAAAGAAGCAGATGGTGAAATTGGAATGATAAGGTACCGTTCATCTGCCAATAGCGGTTGGAGCGTGGGTTCTGATGGTACCAATGACGAGCAATTCAGATTTTCAAGAAGCTTTGATAGTAATTTAGATAGCCCTAAACTTGTAATAGACACTGCTGGCAATGTCGGTATTGGGATTGTTATACCAGAATCTGGTGCTAAGTTGCATATTGTTGGTGGTAATATTAGATTAGAAAATGACGGTGGTGACCCTGGTATTTTAATTGGAGATGATATTAGTACAGGTGGTGCATATGGAAGATATGCATGGGATAGTTCAGACAACCAACTATATATGGGAGTAAATAACGAAAAATCTATTTGCATTGACCTTGGCGGCAATGTCGGTATTGGGACTTCTAGTCCTCGTAGCAGATTTGATGTAGTTGGTACAGCTGACAATTCAGACACAGGAATGCTTATCTCAAACTTTACTCCGTATGGTGCAGGCACAGGAGATGCAACAGCCAGAATAACATTTGCTCGTAACCAATACCAAGCTCCAAATGCTGGTGGAAGTCAGTCTTATATTGAGGGAGGTACCTATAACGATACCGATTCTTCTAACGGTTATCTAGCTTTTGGGGTAAAAATAGCGAATGTCCAAACTGAAAGAATGCGTATAAAATACAATGGCAATGTCGGTATTGGGACTGCTGAACCTGATTCAAAGTTACACATAGAAGGCAGTGCGGCGGTAATAACATTGAATGAAACTAGTTCAAGCTCAGCAACAATGATAAGTTTTCAAGATGACGGACTACAAAAAGCATTTTCTGGTTTAGTTACCCAAAATGCGTATGGGGGGTTTACTGGAAGCTTAGACGGAGATGCCTTTATAGCGACTCATGGAGATAATAATCCCAATGGAAGAATTGTTTTTGCTCCAAAGCAAGTTGTGAAAATGGTTATAGACAAAGATGGCAATGTCGGTATTGGGACTGCTGCACCAGGTCAAATCTTTGATGTTAATTCAGGTAGTGGTAATATGATTGCAGACGGATATGATACTCACTCACTTGCCGTATATAAAGAAAACATTGAAGATGCTT